CCTTCTAGTGAACGTACTGTTGAGTATGTTCAAGACGTGCTTGTTGTACTCTTGCTTGAAAATCTCAGCCTCACCGTAGGACTGTTCGTAAAACTTAGCCTTGTAGGCTGCGTAATATTGCACAGACGTATTCCACGGGTCAATAATGCTATCAGTGACGTTAGGACTATTGAGAGACAGAGCTGTGGGCAATATGTTGGTATCTACTTCAATGAAGTAAGACTGATCGGGAATGGGGGCAATGTAGATTGCCTGTTGTCCATACATACTGAAACAGATGGGTCTACCCACATAATTCTGCCAGTATCGCAGTTGGGCGGTAAAGTTGGACCAAGGCAGATAACGCAGAGGAATCCTACTATTGCCCCAGTAAAGGTTAATGTTGACAACATCATAGACGTTGATACCCTGTGGAAGAGCATTAAATGGGATGATTTCACAATTGCTCACATACTGCAGCTGGGCAGTGCCGTCTGCAAAAGGGGTGGACGGGGGGAAAGGACTAGACCCAGATGGATAGGCTGGAGCAGAGCTGCCAGATGTCCCGCTCTGGGTGTAGACATAGTTGAAGATGTTGGAGAAGACGTACTGACCAGCCGTGACTGCGGTGTTGCCAGCCCATGCGGTGGGTGAAACACCTGTCAGGGCTGTAGAGTTATAAGCCAGGGGAGCTGTTGTCGTTTGTAGGTTTCGTAGGCAACCCGTATCTCTGACCGTGCGCTCTCTCGCCTCGTTAATATAGGTTGTTAACTGGTTTTGCGTCCAGAAAACATTATTAACGTCATGGAGCAAATTTTCAACTTGGCTGAGATAGTCGTTAAGCGTTGCCATTTGCTGTCCATGTTATGCTACCCGCTGTGTTTTTTCCCCTGCGCCCTTTTCAAGACGCAAGGGTACTCGAACAACAGCCGAGGGTAACGAGCTGTTTTTCCCTGGTCTTTCAGTTGTTATTTCAAACTGATCTAACTTTTTCAAACCTTCTGCTAGTTCACTGTGAAGTTGAATCCAACCCCAGCGAACTAGGATATGCTCTCGATCTGCGAGGCCATACCCAAACAACTGCACAGCCACCTCTTGGGGTAGCTCTACAGGATTATTCTTTTTAAACTCGTAAGGACCTACAGCAAGCTGTAAGTCCCCACGGTTAGTTACGAACACATTCATTAGAACTGCACAACGTCACCGTAAACTTGGAAGTTTACAGTATTTGAATTGCCAGAAACTGTGGTCACATTCACATAAAGTGCCTGTGTCAAGTTACCAGTAATTGATGTTGTTGTGGAGTAAGGTGTTGCTATCGTCAAGTCTTGGTATCTGCCCGCTGCCGTGATGTTACTCAAAGCCACGTTAGCAACTATCGCATTAGATGCGTTGCCGTCATTGCTTGTCGTAATAGTCACATAGGCAGACGAGACAGACCCTGTAGGATTGTTAACAGTAATTCTGCGAGGAATCACTGCGCCAGATCCTAATGCAGCTCCTGAACTTGTCAGTCCACCATTCACTAAAGGAATAGTGCCAACTGCGTTGCCCAGGGCTGCCATAGACACAACTGTAGCTTGACCAATACGCCCATTCCCAAACGAGTCCAAATATAGCTGACTGACTGAATCGGGATTAGCCATTGTTCACTCCTTAGACGTTATTAAATGTGCCAGACACGTTCTGACCACCGTCAACAGTCAACAAAGTAACTGTAGCATTGGTAACAGAAGAGTTGGCAAACACGTTAACACCGTCAGAGAAGATCATGCCACCAGTGTTGTTCGCTAGAACAATAGAGGTTGCTGTTGCGTTACCAGCTGTGTTAACTGCTGAAGTGGCCTGAATGGTCACGTTAGCAGTGGGGAACACAATGTACACACCAGCGGGAATGACGTTACCAACTGTGGTAGCGGGAGTAGTGGTAATCTGAAAATACGCACCAGGCGTATTAGCGACTGCACTTGCAAGGATAATTTTATTAAGAGCTAATGCCATTTTAAATTCTCCTTATAGTGACAAGTAGTTGTAGCCAGTGATCTTAGACATTGACTTGGGCTTGACAGACACCAACTCAGCAATCATAAGAACAGCACCTACATAACCAATTTGCCAATTGGGAAGAGTGGACTCAAACCCTGTAAACACAAACGAACCTTGCTCATGGATGTAGAGCGACAAGTAGTTGGTGTTCAGGAAGTACACTGTACCTTCTGGGCAATAGGGATCTGGATAGATTGGTACACCAGCAACCATAAGCGCACGGAATGCAGCTTGAGGGCCGTTGTTGTCACCGTCAAAGCCAGAGCCTGGGGTAATAACATATTGCTCTTGACCAACAAAGTCTTGAGCCAACAAAGTCCATGTACCAAATCCACAGACACCGAAAGAAGGCATTTCTGCGCCCTTTTTCACTGTACCAGAGATGTACTGGAGAATGTTTTGTCTTGTGGGATTCACGTTACCAGCAGCATAAACCTTAGACTGCCACCAAGTGTAGGTAGAGCGGTTAATGTTGCCGTAAGTGGTTTGGTATGTAGCACCACCTGTACCGTCATCCACAGCAGCGGGCAAGCCGATGAACTGTTGATTGTTGGTAGTGTTGTTGTACAAGGCCGTTGCCATTGCGTCCATCATGACGTTTGTTGCGTCATTCATACGGGCTTCAATCAACGGGATAATTGCAGCATCTTGTTGAGCGACACCCTCCATGCCCAAGAATGGGACTGGGGAGATCATCAACTTGAGGTCAAATTCAGCGTTGTAAGCACCTTGTTGGACTGACGGCTGGGCAAAAGAGCCAGAATAGTCAGACCACTGAGCGTTCACAAACTGTGCGCCCTGAACGGGAACAGTTACTGAAGAAACACCACCAGAGGCTTGTTGACTGTTAGCAATCAACGCAGCCATTAGTGGCGTAGAGTTATACAGTTGGACAACCAGTTTAGGAATAAACGCACGTCTTGTGACGTAGGTTAATTCTGTAAACTGACTTGACCCTGTTTGAGGCAGAATACCGCCACCAATAGCCATAGTTAGCTCCTTAAAGACGGGCATCTCTGCCCAAACAAATTACACCCTCTTTTACAAACCGATAGGACGTGTGGGTTTCCGCAAATCTGCGAAAGCACGCACGGCCTCTTGCTGCGCTGCGCCTCTAGGGTCTTTCCAATATTTGCCAAGATCAAACTGGCGAATAGCAGAAGGATTGTACCCAGTAGGCGTAGGTTTAGCAGCCTGTTTCATCCAGTTGTAGTGCTCTGCTGCCGTCTCATGGTCAGCAATGCGTTTCTCCAACATCAATTTTTCTACTTGAGGCATTTCATCCTCACTCACCAACCCTTTTTTCACGACATTACGTCTAATGTTTTCAAGGTTTTCTACTGCCTCACGCTGTGAAAACTTGGCCTTTAAAGCCTCATTTTCTGCACGCATTTGAGAGATAGCAGAGTTGGTGTTGTCCTCAATGTCGAGTTCAGGCACATTTAATCCAGGACGAATTTTTCTCGTCAACCGCAATATATCCTTGCGTGTTTCTGGCGTGTCTGCGAGTTGCTGCATCAAGCCAGCAAGCTCGTCTCTTTGTTCAAGTGACAGGTTTTCTAAAGACATTTTGTTACCCTCTTACCGTTGTTAGATGACTTTTTTGCCGTCAGCTGGCTTTTCAACTCTTAGGCCATTTGTAGCTGCCTTTGTAGCACCTGACAAACCACCGAATTGAGAATAACGGGGCGTGTTAATCACAACACCGTTCTTTTGATTGTTGTCTGTGGGTCTACGGGGAGACGCTGCGCCTCTGGGTTTAAAGAGATCCATGATTAACTCCTATTACATTGGGGGGGGCATACCACCGCCAGGAGGTGGGGGCATACCTGGTGGCATACCACCACCTGGGGGAGGTGGAGGGGGTGGAGGCATTCCACCACCAGGTGGTGTCATACCAGGAAGGGGTGCAGCCGCTAGTGACTTACTCTCGGGAGTTGCGCCACCAGCTTGGGGTAGAGACTGTAGCATCTGAATAATCTCAGACTGCTGCAACTCGTTTGTTTTGTTCTTGCGTGGACCTAGCACCTTGTTCAACGTAGAGATGGCTGCCAAAATGGACTTGCCTTCTTCTGAGTCTGAACCGATAGAGGCCAAGGACTGCTCTAGCAAGTCTTGCGCCATACCAAGGTTGATCATTGCTGCCTGTTTAGAACCCATCTTAGGTTCTGGGGTAGACATGGGAGAACCCATAGGAGGAGTTTCTGCATCTGGTGGGGCTGAACCCATACCAGCAGATGTAGGCAGTACAGGCGGGAGCGCACCAGCGGACTTAGGTCCACCCATTAACTCCATCAATTTGTCTTGCGGAACACTCATTATTTCTCCTTGCCCTAGTTTGTAACCACTTACAAACTTTCTGTCAAGTGGTGGGGGGTGATTAGCGACAACCCCCCAAAGTCGTTAAGTGCAATTACTTGCGCTTATGTTTGCGTGCTTTGCGTGCCATGATGCAACTCCTTGAGCAGCGGCCACCTATTTCAAAGGGAAGGCAGCCATACCCTTCTTCTTTGCAAGAAGTCTTTACCGTCTAGTCTTGCGACCACGTTTGTGTGCTTTGTACATACGAATCTCCTGTTAAGTTCTGGCGTAAGAGCGTTGTGTTCTACCACCAGACGAGTTTTTAACACCAGTTTGGCGGTATGTCAAACCAGGTCCTGACGATTCCCGTTTCAGAGTTTCAGAGCTTACTCTGGGTTGATCTGCACGGGGTTGAGTTTGTGGACCGCCCACATTCTTAGTTGCCATGATTAACCTACCTTTTTGAGTTCTGGTTTCTCTTTTTGTGGTGGAGGAGCTGGGGGTTGCCCAGCTTGCTTTGCCTCCATACGCTTTAGACGTGACTTCAATTCTTCCTTCATGGGTGGTTCAATCAAGTCCAACAAGGACTCTTTGTCGATCACTCCAGCCTTGAAGAGATTAAAGGCCATCTGCCTGTTGTCTTCCATGA